CCCACGGGGCAGAACCAGAACCGCCCCACGGGGCAGAACCAGAACCGCCCCACGGGGCAGAACCAGAACCGCCCCACTAACTCTGTTGCCAGCTGTAGTCTTCCACCTCGACGACTAGCCCGTCAAAATCCTCATCAGGCCCTAGCAAGCTAGCCAGCGTGTAGACGACTTGCACGTCTACGCCGTATTGGTCTGCCAAGTCGTCTAAATAGGCTTTTCTGGAGCCCCATTCTGAATATCTGTTCATAGTCTTTTCCTCTTTTTAAGGTTGCCTCGATGTCGGGATTGACATCAAGTTTAAAACCACTTTGTTTAAATGGTTTTAAACTTGATGAGGGAACCGCCCCATGGGGCAGAACTAGAACCGCCCCACGGGGCAGAACCAGAACCGCCCCACGGGGCAGAACTAGAACCGCCCCATGGGGCAGAACTTTAAGCGCGCTTCTTGGTTTGGGTTTTAATAGCCGCATTGTGCGCGGCTATCTTTTGGTTTATCAGGTCTGCCAGAACGCCTAACTCAAATAAATTCAATTCTTGCTCCAATTCGGTCATAACCTCGAAAACCTTTTGCTTGCACTCCTTGCTAGCTTGGTTCGGCGCGGGAACTGGCAACCTTTCTTGCAAGGCAGATTTTTTCTCTTTTAGAGTCAAAACATCAGCCGATTGCTTTTTAGCATCGGCCTCGGCGGCCTTTTTCGCGGCCTCGGCCTCGGCGGCCTTTTTCGCGGCCTCGGCCTCTGCTTTTTTCGCGGCCTCGGCGGCCTTTTTGGCGGCCTCGGCCTCGGCGGCCTTTTTCGCGGCCTCGGCCTTTTTGCCTTTGTCGGCCTCGGCGGCCTTTTTCGCGGCCTCGGCCTCGGAGGCCTTTTTCGCGGCCTCGGCCTCGGCAGCCTTTTTGGCCTCGGCGGCCTTTTTAGCTTTGTTAGCCTCGGCCTCGGCCTCGGCCTTTGCTTTTGCCTCGGCCTCGGCTTTTAACTTAGCCTCGGCCTCGGCCTCGGCCTTTTCCCTATCAACGTCGGCTTGCGCCAAACGCGCAAGGGATAGCCAAGCGTCCAGTTGTTTAGCATCATACTGGCCTAGTGACCCCTCGAAACCGCACTCCTTAGCGGCTTGATATGCGGCCTTGTAAGCCGCCCATAAATTGTCTGCGCGGTCAGCCCACTCGCGGAACCCCTCCCCATCGTTGCGAGCAATGCCGGATTCAACCAGCATTGCCCACCGAGACAAGTTGTTTTTGATGGTTTTGCCGGAACCTTGGCTAAGGTCCAGCATCAGTTCACCTTTTTTGACAAAGGCGTTAAAGCCTTTTTGGACCTTGTCGCAAGTGACAAGGCTTAATTTTGGGTGTGTTAAGCCTTGCCCTTTATCGGCGATAAGTTCCTTTGTGAGAGTCTTTAAAAAAGACTCTACTGTAATGCCATTGTCTATAGCAGATAGCATTACGTCGGCCATAGTGTCGCGCCCGCCTAGGTTGGCGATGATCAAGCGTGCGGATTGTTTTAAATTAAAAGTAGCCATGATTATTCCTCATTTTGAGTTGTGCCCCGTGGGGCGGAAAATAAAGCCTATCCAGTACCGACATCGATACTGAGCAAATAGTATAGCACCGACCGTGCCAAGTAGTCAAGTCATTGATTTTAAAGGGAAAATTGATTTTCACTAGGCTACACCATGCACCATATTGGTGCAAATAATGTGTATAAGTCGATGAAGTTATCCACAGGGGGTGTGGATAAGTGGAAATAGTTGTTTTAAATCAAGATGTTATGTTATGCACCGATATGGTGCAAGGATGCACTAAGATGGTGCATGATAAGGAAGGGCTAATATTTGGTGGTGGGCGGCAAGTTGGCATGGGATTTGCATGGAACCCAGGGTGGAAATGTTATAACGTAACAGGACGTGGACTTGGACTGTACCCCTCGACATCCCCGCCATTTTCCCAGAGCCCGTAATGCTATGCTACACACCTAAACTTCACCCAAAACTCCCCCTCATCCCTAACATACCTCGTCCCACCGCCCACCGACTGGTACTCAATAAGCACATTCCCATCCCTTGCATTCGTCGCATCAATCACCATACCCAGAACCACATAGGCATTGCCCGTCTTAATATTAATAACGGGAAGACCTCTCTTAGTTTGGCTACCCAACTCTTCTTGTACTAAATTATTCGGCTTTTCGGAACATAGTGTGTTTGCACGGTTAAAATTCTCCATCTTCTTCCATCTTGATCAGTGTGGGCATGTGGACTCCGTAGTTCAAAGATTCATCTGTCATGAAACCCAAATACTTCCTGTCACCTCTATCTGACAGTAACGACCTAATCGACTTGGATTCTCTTTTCTCAGCCCTCTCAGCGAAAAGAACCTTCGTTCTGAGTGCCGCAAATGAATATCCCCTACCATTCCTATTCATTATCTTGATAATGCCGTTCACGCTCTCTGTGTATGCATTGGTGATAGGGTGATCAAAGTAGTTGAATATATGCTTCCGCCAATTCTTCATGGCGCTGGTAAGCTTTTTGAAATGTGGCTTGATTTCGTCCTCAATTCCGTCACGCCAGCAGTCATACAGGTCTTTCGCCTTCTGCTTGTCTCCAGCGTCCCAGATGCCGTAATACGCTTCCTTGGCGATATACGCCTTCTCAAGCAACGGGTAGTTACTGATAATTCCAGACAGCTTAAAATGATCTTCAGGCGATAACTCTTTGCTGTGCCTTAGCATTACGAATCTGTCACCAAGCATGGCTTTACGGCCTTCCGCTGTTAGCTCTGTTCTGATGGCTTTACGCGCTGATTCCATACCGTCACCGGCCAACCTAACCACATGGAATTTATCGATAACGACGGTGGCATTCGGAAACATTTCCTTGGCAACCTTGGCATAAGGCCGCCACATATCCATTGTGACCAATTCGACCTTATCCCGATCCTTCATGTCATACAGGGCTTTAATCACCTTATCCTGAGTCCTGAACTCGAACATTTCGACAATGGTGTTGTGTTCAATATTAGTGACGACGCAGCGCATTTTCTTGTTAAGATGAACCTCATCGATACCAAGCCAGCGCGGAGTTACGACCTTGAATTGCTTGTTAAGGCCAGTTGCGTAATCCTCGAAAATATTGCGCACGGTCTTTTCATTTAAGCCTGTATCGTGCGCAACGCTTGTGAAAGTGTGATCTATTGCCCGTTTGCTTACCCATTCAACCAATCGCTTCGTAGCGAGCCTCTTGTCGTCAATATCGGGTAATTCTTCCATGAAGGTCTTGCCGCAATCCTTGCACCTGAAACGCTTTCTAAGAACCCTGATTGCGACTTTTTTACCGTGCATTGGCGTATCGTTAACAAGCTGCTTTTTAATGCCGTGGCCGATCACGTTGAACAAAAAGCAATGGTGACAAATCAGTGATTCCCTGGTTGATTCGGCCACAATCTCGTAGCCAAAATCATGCTTAATAACCTCAATCTCTTTTAGGCTTGGCAGATTAAGCATGGAAATTTTCTAGCCTCATAGCGGCATCGACAGCCATATCAAGATCATCACCACTCAGCACAAAATTATCTGGTGTAATTCCGGCAAATACACCGCCGTTAGCTATGGTTTCTACATCTCGATTACGCAGCCATCTGTATCTTTTTGCATCATATGTTTGCGCATCTTGATCAGATTTGTATCGCTTATTCCATCTAGTTATCAATAATAGATCGGCATCTTCACCAAAAGCTATTACCGATGTTAAGCGGCATGATCTGTTTTGACACTCAATATACTTTCCGCCCTGATGCGGTGATTCGGGATCATCAATGTAAACAAGATCGACATCGCTTCCACAGCATGGGCATGGAAATATTCCAGATGATTCATAATCATCATCCAGGTTTTCAAGTTCTTCATTGAGCGCAAGCAAAACCTCAACATCTTCTACTCTTGATAACTTAGCATTCCTGATAACCTCTGCCGCCCGTATTAACAACTCTCTTTCTCTGGTCATAAACACACCTTAATCCGATTTTAGACAAGCGTTTATCCTAACACACTTCATCAGGTAAACACACTAAAATCCGAATAGCCAATTATTCATATCCACCCCCAAATCTGACACAACCAAACCATTCCCAATATAACCCCCTGTCATAACCAGCATCACCAAGAATTGCCCTAAATCACCCATACAAATACACCCTGTCCCAAATCCGAGACCCATCCACAAAAATACTCTCAATCACCCACACCTCTGGGTATTGCGTCACCCGCTGCCTAACGCAGTTATCCAGCAACGCCAGAATCCTGGCATTGCCTTTAGCAACGCTCATCACCTTCTCCGCTACAGTCATACTTGCTCCTAGTGGTTAGCCTGTTAAGGCCAAATAAACTTAATCTTTGGAAGTAGCCGCATTAATCTCAGCTACAAGTCTTGCAAGAGCAGCATACTCTTGCTCACCGTACTGAGGATCATAATGATGGCGCACCTCATCTTTCGTCACCACAGTTATCCCGTTGCCAAACGGATTAACATACACCTCAGTTATTTGAGATGCCGCGACATAAAGGCTATCTGTTAGTTTTATCATGGTCATATTCACTCCAAGGCTAAGCCACTCATACTAAACGTTGCTATGCTATCAACCACTCCACTAAGTTGTGTATATCTATAATACATTATATTTCATATAAAGATGTATTATAGATATACACTTATCGGTAAGGGTATGTTGGCTTTTAAGCCAAACATCGCATAGAAATCTGCTATGTAGTATTTCTTTACAAACGTATACGTTTGTAAAGAAATACAAATATAAGCCTACTTCATCCTCACCCTGCTCGGCATCGGCGGCAGCACCAGCGGGCTTGTACCAAACCGCTCCTCCACAGACGCATACGCACACCACAGGTAACCCAACGCATGCGCATAGTGGTCTTCACTGGAGGTAGAAGTCCAGGTCTCCACGCTAATCCCCTTGGCATTGATCTCCTTGACCTTTTTGATGACGCTCATGTGCCTTGCAACCGCCCCCATCTCCGGCGTATCGAAATAAGGAAACCTCACCTTGCCCGAGTTCACCGCACTCACCACATCATCAAAGTGTGCATCCCTATCAATATGAACAGCCCCTTGGGTATCCTTGAAGTCATAAATATCCAGCTTCCCTTTCTGCGCAGACACGTAGTACGCACCATACGCCTTTCCTGCCGGCAGTTGACTGTGTAGCAGCAGCGCTGTCTGATAGTCAGGCGCGTGGTCAACAATCGTCTTGATAGCCCAGCAAGTCAGAGCCAACTCCTTGACGAACAAGCCCATATTGGCCTCACCATACCTTGCCATTAGCTGCTCTACATCAATCGTCCCCACGTGTACCACATCCAGAGTGCCCGTATCGGAGTTATGAACTCCCACCATATAATGATTAGTCTTACCTAAGTCAGCCCCAATGAATACATTTCTTGCAGAACCCTGCAGCAGGTCGTGAAGGTTAATCGGACGCAGTATAGCGTTGCGTTTTACTGTCTCCAAAACAAAGGAATTCTCGGAACTCTCGTACTCTTCGCCTAGCCGGAAGTTCATCCAGTCAGGGTAGGTGTATTGTTTCAGGCTGGTCAGTACCTCTGGCACAGGGTTGTACTTAGGTACGTCCCAGAACTTAACGGCATACCCCTTGGTATCTTTGTCGGGGAACGCATGCACCCATTCGCGCCGTGATGGATCATTCAGAGTTTCAACTGTAAGTTCTAACTTACAGTTGGGACATGATAAATAAGCATCCTTGACCCCAGGATGATCCGCATCAGGCGCTCTGAACATTGAGATCGGCCTGTCAAACCCAGGAATCACCAAGTCGTTGAAGAACGAAGGCATAACCCAGTGGTTGCAGTGGTTGCACAGCACGGCGCGAAGTGCCTGAGAGCTTTGGTCATAGGCAAGAGAAATCCCAAAGTTCGGGAGCGTAGGGGTGCTGAACAGGCGACGGAGTTTCAGTAAACTGTGCTGTAACCTGGAGCTAAACGAAGAGAGGACTTTGGCGTTACAGTAATCCAACTCGTCCACGACCAGCATATCCAAGTCAACCGAAATCGCCTGTGCCTCGCCAGATGTACCCCTCATGACCAGGAATGAGGTGCCAATCTTCTTGGTACCCGTGTTGTCGGTCTCGGAGGAGATAAGCCCACTGATTGTAGGGCTTGCGAGGATTGCCGGATTCATCCTCATAGCGGAGAACTCGGTGGCGAACTTAGCTGTTGGCAAAGTATAGCAGCATTTATGAAAGTCGTGCATGGCGCAGAAGGCCAAGACTAAGTTGATCTGCAAGGTACTCAACCCTATCTGTGCACACTTCTTGACCACTACTGTCTGAACGTCATCCCCGCAGTCGGCTATCTCTATCTGGAACTCATGGTCTTCGAATGACCAGGGAAGCTTGTCGTTCTTGGGGTGCTTGAAGTTGCGCACCATCCAGTCGGACATTTGCAGGGAAGACCTGTCTACCTGGACTTTGATACCTTCGAGGTAAGCGTTGGGGTTGAATGATATGTTGGCCATGCTTAGGTGTACACCTATAGTTATTCAAACAGTAAACTTACGAAACACAATTCGGAAGACCCACCAGCCCACTGAGTACAGGAATATTCCCAGAAGCATCAACCACCATGTGGAACAAAGCGCAAAGCTACGCATGCCCATGGGTAATCACACCCTCCAAACTCTTGACATAGACAGGCCCATAACCATAACGCTCGTCAGACCCTAACAGCCCGAAACCGCTGGCCCTCAAAGCCCAGGAATCCTTGTCTGTTTGAATCAAGATAAACTCTACAGACTCAGCCGCCTCAAACGGGGGCCACTCAATCAGCTTGTGTTGGAACTCTACTATAGTGCCCTTAGCTATGCAGTAACGCTTGCTCTGCATACTAAACCCTCCTCATGTAGTGGTTGCAGTCCATATACTGACCTCTGCCCGTCGGGTGGTAGTGCCTGATGGACACGCCTTTGTCAGTCAAGCCTACTTGGTCTTGTACGTTAATGTGGTGTTGCACGGCTCTGTAGCACCTGGAAGTCAAAGGGCACTTTGAGTTTGAGCACAGTTGTATGATCGAATCCCCAAAAACCATAATTACCCCAACACCCTCAGTTGTTCCAGCCTGCGGAAGAACTTGTCTTGCACCTCGTTAGGTAAGTCCTTGACCGCCTCTATAATGGCCTCTCGCATGACTCTCATCTCCTTTAAGCTATCTAAGCTCTCCTGGTGGCGCATAAAAAGCGAAATCGTACCATTGATCGCGTTCACCAGGGCAGATAAACCCTTGGCATCCGTCCTTTCTGTAAAGTTGTTGGCAGGGTCTAGCACCATCTGGCGTATCTTCTGCACCAGGGCATACTGCGCGGATACTTGGTCAACATCATAGGTAGCGTGGGAAGCATTCCGCTGGAGCACCTCGTAAGGCTGGACGATGCCCATAAACGATAAGGCTTTGGCTTTCTGGTCTTCTGACATCGCGGGTGCGAAATCCTTAAAGTGCTCCAATAAGTCCTCGACCTCTGCCTGAACCTTGTGGTAATCCTGGGCCGAGACACGTGGCGCTTGCAGGGGAGTGCTTACCAGGGAGGAAAACTCTCGGGCAAAGCCTGTACCGTTAGCTGTTAAACTTAAGTCATCCATAGGGTTCCTTAGCACACTGTGCTAAATAACAAGTACGTTTAATAATCAAAGGGTTATATACTTTACCTTACACTAAAGGCATAATGCCCATCAGAACAATCTATGAGACATAGAGATGGAAGATACCAAAACTAAATCAAAACGTGGCGATTCTGGGGTGACCAAATTCGCCGCTGAAACCTCTCCCCCTGTTACCCTACCTCGCCGTGTAATTGCGAACAAGGTGAGGGTGAGCGACCCAGGGTTCTCCAAGGCGAAAGACCAGTTGGTGTCCGATCTGGAAAGGTCGTATCTGAACACCAGTATCAGAGACTTGCGCTCGATTAACCCGATCACCGCAATACGAGCACTTACACGGTTTAACGGTATCTTTTCGACCGCTGTTCACTCGTATATTCAATTAGCTATGAGTGGCTATACTATAACAGCTTACTCTGTAGGTACACATGAATTTGATCTCGCGGGAACCAACGCGGCTAAGGGGGTGCTAGTATCAGCCAGCACCTTGTACGACTACACCGTAGGGTACGGCGACAAGCAATCGGCTGATGGGTTGGTTGAAACCTTACTGAAAGAGGTGCTACAGACTGGGGCGTGTTCAGCGGAACTGGTGCTGAATAGATACCGCTTGCCTGAGAGGGTAGTACCAGTACCTGTCGATAAACTAGAGTGGAAATCCACGACAGAGGGGACAGTCTATCCAGAGCAGCAAGCCACCGCGGGCACTATCTCCTTGAACATCCCGACGTTCTTCTACGCCAGCTCCCACCAGCAGTCCAACAGCGTCTTTGCCCGGAGCCCTCTGGAAGCCGCGCTGCAAATGATCTTTGTGTACACGGAATTTCTGGAGGACTTGACCCGCGTGTTGCGCAAGTCGGGGCACAGCAGGATGGTCGTCAAAGTCTTGCAAGAGTCTGTGAAATCCATGGCCACGCCGGATGTCCTGTCAGACCCTGCCAAGATGCGTACATTCTACGAAACCGTGCGTCAAGACATTGAATCCGTAGTATCCAGCTTGGAACCCGAAGAGGCACTGGTACTGTACGATAGCGCAGAAGCAGACGTATTGAAGACCGCAGGGGAGAAAGCCGACTACACTGCCATCTTGCAAACGCTGGGGTCTATGATGGCGGCGTCCTTGAAGTCGATGCCATCTGTCCTCGGACTGAGCCAAGGCTCACAAAACCTTGCCACAACCGAAGCTTTAGTTTTTCTAAAGCTAGTGAGGGCCATCCAGGTTCCGGTTGAAACAGTCATGAGCCGAGCTATCACCTTGGCGGTCAGGTTGATCACGGGCTCAGACTGTTACTGCCAGTTTAGATTTAACCCGATCAACATTCGCCCTGAGTCGGAGTTGTCGGCACATAAGAGCGTCATATTTCAGAACGAGCTGCACAAACTCAGTCTCGGTCTATACACCGACGACGAGTTTGCGCATATCGTGGGTACGGGCACACGCCCACCTACAGCGCCGAGCATCTCCGGCACCTTGTTTATGGACGGAGGGGCGACACAACCCAAGGATATGGGGTTAAACACCGACGGACAGGCCAGAAACCTGAATGAAGGCACGGCACAGGGTAGCCCTGTGTCTCAAGGTGGAGGCTCGCCAGCATGACAGTCAACGTGGAGCCTGTAGAGTCCATACTACGCATTTTTCACAGTAAGGATGGGGCCTCCTCGATGGCCCCTTACGACGCCACAGGTACCATCCACTACCACGGAGATGTGGCTGTGGCCTATGGTTTTCATGGCAAGATCAGGTTTACGGACATCAAGGACATAGCAGCCGCTTGTAAAGCGGCGGGTGCCAAGTGGTTCCTAGCCCACCGTAAGGAAGGACACACTATCCCTTATGGGAGGCTGATGCCTGAAGGCCCGTTTGCAGGGTGGTGGTATGTTGATTTGGACGAGGTTGCCTAGCTTTACCTACAGTCTGCTAAACTAAACAAAGTTATTAACCGGAGATCGAACATGGCTAAGTCTATTAAATGGGCTGGTAGCAAAGACGCCTTCCTTGAGGTGGAGCGGGTTATCGAAGCCCGTTTAGGGGCGAGTGCTGACGCATTAAAGCAGGCATCCGACTGGGAGGAGGATGAAGACGAGAAGGAATGCGAACATTGGATGCTGGAGATGATTGGCGGCGTCGCTATCATCAATATCAGGGGCGCTCTGATCGAGGGCTCTGCTGGGTGGTGGGGAAGGTATTATGACGTGTGTGGGTACGATGACATTCGTAACGCCGTAGTAGCAGGCGTAAACGCAGGCGCTAAACAGATCATGATCAATATTATGTCCCCTGGGGGCATGGTGCTAGGCATTGGGGCGCTGACAGATTTCATCAAGGAAGTCGATGCCATCGTGCCTTGTACCTTCTTCTCGGAGTCTTACTGTGCGAGTGGCGGGGTATGGTTGGCCACCACAACAGGTAAATTCTTTGCCTCAAGACACGCAGAGGTGGGCAGCGTGGGCGTGATTGCCGTGGCTACCGAATATACGGAGTACCTTAAAGATATGGGTATTACCAAGAGCGTATTCAAATCTACTCCCTTGAAGGCAAGCGGTAACCCGAATGAGAAACTGGATGCGGAAAACTCAGCGGAAATCCAAAGAGGCGTGAATGAATCCGCACAACGGTTCATCGACCACATTGCCAGCAGCATGGGTATGACTTCGGCGTATGTGGCTGAAGCCATTGCTACAGGCCAAGTATGGTACGCAGATGACGCCCAGAGACTAGGTCTGGTATCCGGTATTACGACTTTTGACAAGTTACTTGTTGATTTACAACAAAAAGTGTCTGAGAATACTAACAATGCAGGTGTGGGCACCACACCGCAGCCCGTTTATTTTCAACAAACCGCAGAGGCAGATATGGCGAAGCGCAAAGTTATTAAAGCAAGCTCTCCAGAAGAAGCGCTGGCGATGGCAGCATCAGGTATTCCTGTGGAGTCTGCCTCAGAAAGCGCTGAAGATGAAAAGGATACTGTGACCAATGAGGAAGAGGAAACTCCGGCAGAGGAACAGAACGACGATGAAGAGGACAATGTGGTAGAGGAGTCAGAAGCCTCAGCAGGCACTTCTTTGTCAAAAATGATTGAGGTGACTACTGGCCAATTGGTGCAAGCTAAAGTAGATTTAGCGACTACCAAAGCTGAAGTAGCAGTTTTGCAAGAGAAAGTGACTACTCTGCAGGCTACGGAAGAACAACTGAAAAAGATTGTTGCTGTATCTGTACAACGTGGGTTCGTGGCGGGCGGTGCTTCGGCTCCCAGCCTGGAATCCTTGATGGCTATGTCTTCTGAAAGCCTGATCGCTCAAAGTGTTTCAGCCGAAGAAATGTTGTCCAAGCGTTTCGGTACAGGCGGCCAAGTTTCAGTCAGAGTAGATGACGAGAACGACGAGGAATCTAAAAAAGCTGCGGAAGCCGCTAAATATTCCGAAGAAGTTTTGGCCCCACTGTCACGTATTTTCTCTAAGTAGTACACTACTCGGTGAAAAATTTTTAATTATTGAATGAGGTAAATAACATGACCGATTTTGCTTTTACTGAGTTAGTGGATGTAGGAACTAAAGTTGTCTACTCTGCTGCTTTAGGTGGCGGCACAGGCTCTCAGTTCGGTAACAACGACCTGAAGAAACCTGTGAAATTGTCAACAGCTAACAACTACGTCTTGGCTACGGCTGGCGACGAGATCGAAGGTTTTGTAAACTCCGTCGAGCCTTTCACAGTCAATGGTGGCTACACTTTCGGTGGCGTACAAACGTCTGGCCGTATGATTGCCAAAGTAGGCGCTGCTCAAACAGGCACCCTGACCATTGGTGAATTCGCCGTTGCCGCTGGCTCTTCTGCTCTGGGCACCAAAGATGAATACCCACTGGTGGTCCAAGGTACTCCTGCTACTTTCAAATGGCGCGTTATTCGTGTCGTGTCTGGTACAGGTGTGGCTGGCGACTTGGTTCTGCTTGAAAGAGCTGCCTAATTAGCTACTAAATATTTGGAGAAAATAATGACCGATACAATTGCATCGTTTGTAGACCGTACAGGCGCTCGTCAAGAAGTAACGTTGGACGTTTCCGATTACAGGGAAGCGGCTGACCACAAACTGTCGCTGACTCAACTGTACGCACAGAAATTCCCTACTAAGGAATCAGAAGGTTCCACACTGGAACAGTTTGCTGCCTCTGCCGGTATTCGCGTCAAAGCGGATAGCAAACGTGGCATCCCTGCCTCCTCCATGCGCGAAGTTATGCACGGCGGCGTGGACAAAGCGGCTGGTACTATCGTCCGTGGTACTGGTTCTGACCGTCAAACAACCGCTGGTCGTATTCTCTTCCCAGAGATCATGATGCAGATGGTGAACGAAGTTCTGGTAACTGACAAGGAAGACGTACTGGCTCCTTGGGAATCAGCTATCGCTTTGAAAACTAACGTTGTTGGGCCTCGTGTGGACCAACCTCGCATCAATGTAACTGGCCCTGAAGCCTCTGCCGCGCAGCCTGTTTCGCAATTGGCTGAGCCTGCTACCATGGTCAGCATCACGCTGAGCGACAAGTCTTACACAATCCCTACCAAAGCAATCGGCTTGCAAGTTGCAGACCAAGCGCTGGAATCAGCGACGATTGACTTGGTTGCGATTGCTCTGGCCAGCCAAGCCCGTGGTGAGCGTATCCGCCGTATCGAAGAAGATATGGTGAATATCATCTCTGGCGATGTGGACTACGGCATCAATGCTGTGACTTTCGCCAATGCCTCTACCTTTGACTCAGGTTTGAGCACTAACAAAATGACCCACAAAGCGTGGTTGAAGTGGTTGCGTGCTAACTATCAGAAGATGACGATCACCCACATTCTGACAACCATCGACAGCTACTTGGACATTGAGAATCGTGCTAATAAGCCTACCGCTTCTACCGATTTGACTATGGTTGCCAACCGCATGCCGGGTGATTTCACTCTGGAAAACGCTGGTATTCCTACTCCCCGCATCCTGTTGTTGCCAAGTGCGGTTGTGGGTGCTGACCGAGCTGTGGGTTTTGATAGCCGTTACGCTATGCAACAAATCACTAACATCTCTGCTAGCTACTCTGCGGTTGAAAACTTCGTGTTGCGTAGAGCGACTGGTATGCGCTTTGATTACGGCACAGCAGTATTCAAATTGATGGACGAAGCATTCACAGGTATCACCCTGGGTGCATAATCCTTGACATTGTAGGAATGAAAAAGGCCGCAAATGCGGCCTTTTTCTTGTTTGTAACTAATACTAAGGGCAATCCATGATCTCCGAAGAACTCCTCAACCAAACCAAATTCGAAGAAGGTTTGCGCTTGACCGCTTACATCTGCCCCGCTGGTAAGAAGACCATAGGCTATGGTCATAACCTTGAGGCTAACCCGTATTTCGAGGGCAATCGCATCCCCGATAAAATCACCAAGGAGCAAGCAGAAGTTATTCTGCACCACGACTTAAATAACGTAGCGACTCGGCTTGCCGCTTGGCATGGGTTCGAACTTCTGCAAGGTGCTCGTAAAGATGCCGTCATCCAGATGGCCTTTCAGCTTGGCTTTGACGGTTTCATGGGGTTTAAGAACATGCGAAAAGCGTTATTGCGTTGCGAGTGGGCTGCGGCTAAATCTCATGCTTTAGATAGTAAGTGGGCTAGGCAAACTCCTAAGAGAGCCACTAGGGTAGCCCACCAACTTCTTACTGGCCAACATTATCGTGTGCCTAGCATCTAGCACAGCGATAAGGTAAACTTTATTCAAATATTTCATACGATTAGGAAACAGCCATGGCCTTAAAACCTAAGAAAACTGAGACAGCTTCCGGTGCCACAAACACTGAAACCTCTACCGTTTCAACGGTAGAGGTTTCAGAAATTAAGGCACCGGAAGCTGCTGCAAGACCCGTAAAACTCCGCGCCGCCCAGTACCGTATCCGTAATCCCCACACGGACGTTATGTATTACCCTCATGTATCTACCGACTTGAATGACTTGAATGCTGACTCAGCATTCTTTGAGAGAGCCCAGGTGCAAGCTGGTGTGCTAATAATCTTAGAGGGTTAGTATGCTTATAGACCTACAAGCAGATTGGGTTGTTACTGGTGTTATCTCAGGCGTCGGATTGGTTGTAGGTCTGTATTCGAAGGCAATAAAAGCGGAGAACGCTGTTCTAAAATCAACTCTTGATTCAATGTCTTAGCAGTACGAGGTTGATATG